CGCCGGCGCCTGGTCCTAATGTTCTATTATTGTTAAAGGATGTACCTTCTTTATTATATGCGTAAGCAATATTACCGTTATTGTCTAAAATGTTCACCCCAAATGTAGCATTTGTAAACGCCACGTTTACTATTGGTAAACTATCAATTAGACCTGAGTTTTTCACAACAACAACATTTGCATCGTCTGTTGTGTTTGGACTTGTGCCTAACTGCAATGTGATTTCATCTACAAATTCTCCACTTGATGAAGAACCTTCTTTCCATAGTCCAAAATTAGATGTAATACTGACTTCTAAATCACTGTATTCTATGTTTCTAGAAATAAGAGGTATGTTATTAAACGTATCACCTGTACTTACAAGATACCACTTATCACCAATATTGTTATCGTTTGTATCTCTCCATTCGAATACTTCGCTAAAACTTGGTCTTACATTTAATGATGTAAGCTCTACGGTGTCATATAGTGCTAAACCTGTTGCACTATCTTGTATTCTATTTGTGTTTACATTATAAAATCTAACTTCTTCTAGGCTTTCAAAAATAAATTGTGTGCCTCTAATTTCTATATTGTATCTATATGCTGTAGCATCAATTGGTACATAAGTGAATTTTAAGATCCAACTTGCATCTGCTTGTCCGCCTGTTTCGTCTCCAGCATTTGCAATGTCAAATTCGACTTGATCAGATAAGTTATTATTTTCTATAATGTAATATCTATTGTCAGCAGGATCAAATCTCAATCCAAATGTTCTTTTACTTGCTAAAGCAGTTTGTAATTCATTTCTTTCTAATGCAAACAATGTTTTTCTTAAAACAGTAATAATTTGATCTGATTTCCAACCATTTGGTATTTCTCTATCTAATGTGATAGGACCATCTACATTAGTTCCACTAGCAGTTCTAATCGCATTGTTTGTAATGCTTACTATCTTAGCCCATTTGTAATCACCTACGTTAGCAGGGTCATAAAATTTCATTACTGAGCCAGCCTGTATAATTTTAAATAAATTATTTGCTGTGTTTAAATCTATAGCATTATTAGTTGTATATGTTTCTGTTAGGAAACCTTTACTACCTGTATCTTTTTTAGGTAATGTATTCCATGCAATATTAAAAAGTTCTAAATTAAATGTATCTTTGTAAGATGCGGTATTTAAAAAAGAATCTCTGAAATCACTGTATATAAAATCATTTAATTTTTGATTTTTAAGTATAGTTGGTATTTTTGTATTCACAAAATCCAACGGTGTATTTACATTGTCAAAATTAAAGTAATCAGATGAGTTTGATTTCTCTGAATACAATGCACCATCTTCTGCGATCGAAGTTGTAGTTTGAAAGGTGCTTGTTGGATCTGTGATATCAATATATCTACTATGTCCAGCATGTGTTTTATTTGTTACTTTAAGTTTTGAAATATTAGTACTCTTTGCTAAAGGGAGTACTTGGTAATCTTGGGCACTTATCATTCTATCTTGTGAGTAGTATGATTGTGGTGCTCTTTCTTTAATACCTGCTATAGTTTCTGCAGGCAAACTGTTGTTTACAGCATTTTCTAATCTTGTTGTAATTGTAAGTTCGTAGTTTTTACCATCACCATTTACATAAGGTATAGATGTTGTTACAACACCAAAGTCATCTGGCTGTACACTAAATCTTTCATTATCACTTGTTCTGTAATACACTCTATAGTTTCCAACAGGCACATTAGCAAAGTTGCCATCTGCAAATTGCAAGTTGATACCACCGGTACCTAAGTTTTGTACAGCATAAAGTAATGGTGTTTGTTTTGCCTTCACGTTGTACATTAGTGTCTGTCCAATTGTGTTAGGCACTTTTTCCCATTTTGCTAATACACTTCTGTCTGAATCTATTTGTTGCAAGTAAACATCAGTTTCGTTGATGTCGTCAACGCCAATTGTTTGTTGTCTATTTTCTACTGGTTGTGCAAAATTAAATTCTTGGTTTGCTAATGTTCCTTGTTTGAACATCATAAAGAAACCTGTATTGTTACTGGATAATCCTAATCCATCGTTTCTGTGTACTATAGAAAAATCGTTTTTTGGGTCTGGGTGCTTTTCATAAAAGAACCCTGCATCATCAAATTCTACGTTTACAAAGTCAAATGCTCTACTAATACCGTTTATGTCTCTTTTAAAATTAAACGTCAAAGGAGCATTTGCAGGAGTTTTAACATCGTACTTGTCAGTAGCAATACCTCCAACTGTACCTGATTTAACAGGCTTACTAAATCTGTTCACGTTACCAAACGCACTATTTAATATAGTAATAAATTGTTCGTAACTGTCTGGGTTGTTGGCATCATTCCAACTTACTGTTCTATTGTTAAGAGGTGTACCTGAACTATCAGTTAAAGGTTCCGATGTTGCAACACTTACTATTTTTGCCAAACCACTTGCCGCAATGTTTCTTTTAGGATTATATCCTAACTGTCTTGCAAGTTTAAATACTGAATCTCGTCTTTCTGCTGTTTCTAAAAAGTTTTCTCTAGTATTGACATCCATTCTAAATGCAATACTTTGAGCAAGATATGCCAGCAATTCTATGATTGCTATGAATTCTGAACTTTCTATGTAGTCATTAAAATTTTCAGGAAAATTAGTTTTGATGTATTCGACCATTGCTTTACGAATAGTATCAAAGTCATATGCTTGAAAGTCTACTTGACTATATGCTTGGTAGGCTACTTCCCAGTCTTCAGCCGCGAATAGATTATTTTGTCTGCTGTTTATTGCCATCTTAAGTCTCTGTATTATTTCTTGTGAAATTTAAATATAGTACCTCTTCATCAAGGAAAGGTAATATTTTAAGATTCACTACAATTTTAACAGTATGATCAAGTGCTTCAGTGAATATGTCCTGTAGTTCTACTCTAGAATCTTTCAACACTACTCTACGAACCTCATCTTCTACTTCCTGGATAAGAAACTTATCCAGTGGGTTCATAAGTATGTCTTCAATTCTAGTGCCAAAGGAAGGTCTCATTACTCTCTCGCCTTTTTTAGCCTTGAGTTCATTGAGTAAGTCAGTTTTAATTAGTTCGCCATCCGTTAGTGTATACGGGGGTCTAATTTTTCCTTGCGTACTAAAGCCTCGATATATGTTTGCCATATCAATATTTATCAAGAACCTTTAAAACATGTTTTAAATCAACCAAAAAAACGGTTGACTTTATTTGTGTTATAATATATATTATATGGCGTGTGATGGAAATCACATTTAATTCATATTTTACACATTATAGGAAAAAAATGCGTAACGTTATAGAATATTTTGACAATATTTGCAAAAATGCCGAGAAAGCCAACAGAAAGTTAGCCGGCTCGGATCAATCCACAGGTTATGGTAACCGTTTTCACAAAATGGTATCTAAAAAGAAGAACCGTTTTGAGTCTATAGGAATCTACGATTCCTTTACTAAAAAGTATGTTCTTTTTGAAATGGTCAACTTAGTTGGTCAAAAAGACAAGATACCACAAGAGTTTAAAGACATGGAGATGCTTATCAAGAATGCCTTCAGAAATTAAGAATATAATTTTTTTACATGGCACTGGGCAATCTGCTCTGAGTTATGAATATTTTAATTTGTTTCTACCTGAGCATAGTTCTCATTGTTTAGAGTATGATGTTCATGAAGACTTTGATGATATTGTAAATAGATTCCACAAGTACTATGTAGACAACTTAGCAGGTGAACAAGTACACCTTGTATGCCATAGTTATGGTTGTCTACTAGGTATGTATCTTGCTAGTCGCATCGATGCAAATGTAGAAAATTTTATTTCTTTAAGTGCTCCTTGGAAAGGTAGCAGAACTGCTAAGTGGTTAAACCTAGTATTTAGGCAAAGTAAACTGTTTCAAAACACAAGACCAGATAGTGACATAATTCAATCATTATCTAACTTAAACAATAATTTTAAGATAACTAATATTATTACCACAGGTTCATCTGGCGGTGGTAATGTATTAGCAGGATTTGGTCAAGAAAAAAATGATGGTTTACTAACGGTTCTAACACAAGAATCTTATCCTGATAATTTTAAAAATGTAACTGATATAAAATTTGCATTAAGTCATAACGAAGTTTTACTAAGTTACGATGTAGTAAACATTTTAAAAGAAAAGATATTTAATGAGTAAGCAAAACGTAACTTTAAATAATACACTAGAGGAAGAACTCAGAATAATTGTATGTGAGCAAAAGAAACAAATTGTTGAGCTTGAAACACTTGTTAAACTATTGCAACATAATATCAAAGATCTCGAAGAGCAAAAATATAATGCTTATAAGAGATTAGCAGAAAAAACCACTACACTAATTGCTTAGTTGTCGTCTTTGGGACGATATTCCCAAGGTTCTCTAGTAGTAATCAAACGCAATAAACTTTTTATTGTGTCTCTAACACCATCCCTTTTACCTTGTGTAGGCATTGGATCGGTATTCTCATCTACCTCGTCTGGATTTTCTGGATATTCCCAAATAGGTTTTTCGATTGGTTGATCCACGAATTGATTTACAACATGTGGTGTTGCAACTTTGCCTTTTTGTGCCTGTTCCGCAGTACCACCATCATTTAAATGTACACTAGAACCAAGTACATTATTTCTACCACTTGCTTGTGAGTTTATAGTTGATCCAGATTTAATATCAACTCCACTAGAACCATAAACTTTAAGTTTACCATCAGATGTTGTTTCAATGTCACCGATTGCAGTTTGATGTATTTTTGTTTGAGATGTAAGATGAATTGCACCAGTACTATCTGTTTGTAATACAAAGTCTTTTTTGTTTAACCAGTTTGTTTGATTGCTTATGTTGAGACTAAAGTTTCCTTTTGGATTACCGTCAACGTCTAAAATTTGGTCTGCACTTTCATATTCTCCGGCTTGTACATATATTGAAGAATTTGCTTCTAAATTTAAATTTTTATCAGATCTAATATTCACATTGCCTTTTGCTCTCATATTAAAATCTCTTTCAGCATAGACATTTATATCTCCTGCATCTGACATCTCTATCCAAGCAGTTCCTTTTTTGTTTATAATATAAATGTCACCAGATGTATCATCAAGTAATATTTGATGTCCTCCTCCAGTTCTAATTCTAACATTCTTGCTTTCACCTTCTATATCACCATCATCTAGAACAATGCTATGTCCTGGTTCTCTGTGAGTATTATCTTTTTTACTAGTTCTTTTATTTTCTACTTCTGGACCGGGAGTGAGTATTCCAAATACTTGACTTGGTGATTCGCGCCTTGCAGAAGATACACTGATTCCTCTAACTGAATCATGTATTAAACCTTGTTCTAAAATTGCTTTTGTTACATAAGGGTTTATAGGTCTTTTTGCATTTATGCTATGACTAACAGATTCTTCATTTCTGTTTTTTTCTGCAACCGGAACTTTTATGTCAGTACCGTATGCAGGACCGGCCGCATTACCCGGAACCATATGTTGTAGTTGATCAGGATATAGACAACTTATTACAACTGGAAATTTTCTTTTACCATCGGCAAAACATACTAACACAAAGTTACCTGGATCAGGTGGTACCATCCACATACCATATGTTTTTTGTGTATCATGAAAACCGTATACTTGTTTATCTTGTCCTATTTTTGCTGAGTGTGTGCTACCAGCAAACGGACTACTCCAATATGCATTGTAGTATCCGTTAGGATCATCTCTGTCTTTACTTAGCATTGGAATATAAACTGTAAGCCTACCACTATGTGTAGCATCTTTTGGCCTTACAATAATTTCACCAATATACACACCAAAGTCCAAGTCAGCATGTCCACGCAACTTGTCTCTAAGTCCTTTATTGGTTACTCTAAATCTATCTGCCTTATAAGCCATTAGTCATCTACTCCGTCATATGAATTCTGTGTCATATCAAGTTTTGCTAAACTCAATGCTGTTTGTTTTTTAGCATTAGTTTCTATTTCAAACATACCACCACTAAAGTTTGCGGTTATACCAAATATTTGGTACACCCCACTTAAAAAGAATGCTGTACCCTGTTGACTCATGTACCCGCTATTTTCGTCTTCATCATCAATATTCGGATCTCTAACACGTGGTGTTTGCATTGTGAATAAAAAGTAATTATCACTTCTATTGTATACTATGTATTGATCTGTGGAATTTTCTTCTTCCTCATTTGCTTTTTTAACTAACTTTGGTGACTTTGGTTCTACTTCTGGTGGCCCTAAATACCAAGGATCTCCTCTAACTTTTAACCCAAGGTCTACCAGTATACTTGCATCGTTTACGTTTTGATACATGTATCCAAACAATGTGCCTTTAGCACCGCCATCACTGGTGTTTGAATTATTCACAATAACATTGTGGTCATACACCATACCTGGCAAAGGACCCACATCTGCTTCATCGCCTTTGAGAGCATTTGCTAGTGAGTTAGTGACTTGTTGATCTGTTAGTTCGCCAATGACAGTTGGGCTACCACCTGCATCGTGCATTAGTTCAGCACTATAAATGAATCCACTTGGTTCTGGTTTATATGTACCATCAAAATCATTTGTAGGTGTAGTATCTGCATTGTTATCGGAAGCCGCTGTTTGATAATAATCTGTAGGATTCTGTCCACCACTTTGTAAATAGTTTATAGTTTGTGCTAATCTATTTCTTTGTTCTTTGTCTTTTCTTAAATTCTTTTTCTCGTCTTCTGTTAGATTCAATCTATCAGCAATTTTATCAAAGTATTGATCATCGTCTTTTAATTTTTTAGCAATTTGTGTAGGATCTTCTACAGCCGCATCTGTTTTTGCTTGTCGTTCTTTCCCTTCATTATCTCCATCTGTTGAAGGACTACCAGGTGCATTTGGACTTGATGAAGCATCACCCAGATAACCTCCACCTGGTGCGGCCAATAATACTTGACCTGCTTTATATGATATATCTGCACTAAGTATTTGGTCGTTGAGTCCAGTGTACAAATAATGATATGCTTTTTTAATTAGTAATTCGTTCACACGTTTTGTAACGTTTTCTTTAGACAGTTTGAATTCGCTCTGCGATAAATTATTGTCTTGATCAGCGGTCTTATATATTATAGGCTTGTATGTAACTCTTCGAGCATAAGCATTACGTCTTGCATCATAACCATTTTCTATATATTCCATATCAGCAGTCATTTTATACCAATATGTAAATGTTTGATTTAAATCTAAGCCATGCTCGTCAATAACAGGATTGTCTAATCCTCCTTTTTTCCTAGATGACTTATCTAAGAATGCTTCGTTCATTACTAGCATAGTTGATAATATTCTGTGAAAGTTTGTTCCTTCTGGTACTTGTATTCTATCTCTTCTCCAAAAGCCACCGGTGGCTTCTATACCACCATCTAAACTTTCTGGCGAGTCTTCTAACATTTTTTCAAATTCTTCACGTGATTTTATGCCATACGATTCTGCATTCATCAATCTGTTTAATTGTTCGGCATCTTTGTAGTTACTATATTTTATACTGTCATCACCTAGCACTTCTTTTAGTTGACTTAAATCAAAAACAATTTCATCACTGACAAGTTCTTCTTTTTTATTATTCTTTGTATAGTTTTCGATTGCTTCTGTTAAACTGTCAAAACATTCTGTAATGGTATCACCTGTAAATGATGTGTCTGCAGGTAATGTATAATATTTGTCAGTCCATGATTCGTCATCACCAATAGTTACAAAAAAGTCATATGTACTACCAGCATCTGTAATAGAAACATCAACAGTGGCAATATGACATTCGTAAATGTATGGTCCTGCTATTTGTGTTTCTATTTCGCCGCCACCTTCTAAATCATCTAAATCTTCTTTATAACCTTTAAAATTTATTTCTAAAAATAAAGGTACTGGTGCAAAAACACCTGCTTGAATTCCTAAATGTTTTTTAGCGGCCTGTATTTGGTCTAATAAATCTGCGGCACCAGGTTGTATTAGTGTAAACTGTGCCGATGTGGCAAAAGCACCACTGGCTCCTTTTTTAATGTCAATTGATAAGTCATCAATTTGTACACCTGTTACACTAGTCTGTGCAATGATGACTGTATTTTGAGGTTCGGCTGATTTTGCTTTTTTGAGATATCCACCCCCGTCTGATGTGAGGTCGGGAATCATATAAAGTTTTAATGTGTAAGTAGAATTTTGATAAGCATCAAGAATATTACCTTGTACTTTGCCAAGATATCTATCTTCTTTTTCTACTTGAGATTGATTAGGATTTTTATCTGTCATTACAATACTCTATCAATAGTTTCTCTTGGAGGAATATAAATTTTTGTACCGGATGCAAAATCTGTCAACGGGTCGATGATTACATCTGGGTTTCTTAGTGCAAAAACCCACCACAACTTTACAGTTCCATATAATTCATGTGCTAATAAATCCGGTCTATTTTCATATCGAGATTCTATTGCATAGAGTCGATCAGCAGTACTTTTTGGAATCTTAGGTAGATTATTCATCCCCAGATAGAACTTGTTTACGTCTGCTTTTTTCAAAAAACTGTGATTGTCATGAAAACTTGCCATTAAATAAATCCTTGATTGTACTGCTTGCCGCTTGTAAATGCATTAAGATCAAACCTTTTTCTTGTTTTTCTGTATGTGTACTGTGGTGCTAATTCAATCATAACACTTGTTTCGGTTGGCATCATGGTAGTTGTGCCTTTAAATTTTACTGGAACATAATCAACATCTGCTGGTAATTGGAAGTTGTAGTTTCTAATAATTACTGGCAATTTGTTAAATCCAAATTCTCCTAGGTATTCAAATAATAATACTGGAGGTGGTGTTCCGTAGTATCCACCTGTTACAGCCGCATCACCGTAATATGCTTTAGTTACACTTCTTAAGAAATGAAATACTGCTAACATATATTGTCCTTCTTCTATTGTGTTTGCTGTAAATACACCTGTGATAGGTAGTGTAGTTGGTCTAGAACTTATAAATGTATAAAACGGATAGTTTGAACCGTGTTGTTGTGCTTCGTTATAATCTACTGAGGCTTGCAAAAATATATCTGGTGTAAACGGATAGACTATACCACCTCTATCTTGTAAAGGTTTAAGTATGCTGTCTTTTTGTTCTTCGCCTTTTGAATCCACTAATCCATAGGCAAACTTCTCACCGCCACGTTTTGGCCGTATTCTTGCCCTCCAATCTACGTCTTTAAACGTAGTAGAGTCTGTTCTGCTTATCAACGAGTCAAACGGATTGTCCGGTGTTTGCGTCTCTTGATTAAATTCTGTTTCGCCTGCCATAATTGCTCCTGTGTTATATTTATCACGATAAATAATAACGAGTTTTAATTTTTAAAAAAAACGTTGACTTTTACAAAATAATGTATTATAATGCGTTATCAGTAAAGGAGATTACATGGTACAGGCTAAGAAACAGAATTATTTAAACAATAAAGATCTACTAAAAGAAATACATAAAAGTAAGATGACTTATTGCTACATTCAAGATGACAGATACTTAAATGTAGACATCATTGTTGATGATGTTAAAAAAATCAACAAAGGAACAATTAAACAGGCACAATTAAACCGTGTTTCTAAAATGCAATCAACTGCTTATCAAGAAGCAGTAGCAAAAGGAGACTGGGAGAAAAAGCCAAAACAAAAGGACTTTGCAGTTGATCCTGACACTATTCCTGTAGATGAATTAGTGTTTAGGGTAATGACATATGAGCATATTCCTGATGAACCTGGAAGAAAGAAAACTACTAAAACTCTTGCTGACACAAAAGCAAAAGTAAACTTCCCACCATTCAAGCATTATATACTTGATAGTAATGGTATCAATCCTAGAGAAGTTGCTAGAAGTCATTGGGAAGGTAGTTTAAGTAACGGTCAGTTTAATTGTGAACATGGGCAGATTACAAATGAACTTGGCAGAATGTTTATGAAACTTGTTGAACGTTACAGTCAAAGAGGTAACTGGAGAGGTTACACTTATGTTGATGAAATGCGTGGACAAGCATTAGTACAACTTGCTCAGGTTGGATTGCAGTTCAATGAAGCAAAATCAGATAACCCATTTGCTTATTATACTGCAACAGTGAATAACAGTTTTACAAGAGTTCTAAATTTAGAAAAAAGAAATCAATCAATACGTGATGACATTCTTATTGAAAGCGGACACTTACCAAGTTATGGTAGACAGATTCAGTACGAAAACGAAATAAAGGCCGCTAGAGAAGAAGCACAGACCGAACTAGAAACTTCACCACAAGAGTAATCTTATATGGCAAACCTTTTTGAAAGGGCCGCATGTTTTACAGATATACATTACGGCTTAAAACAAAATAGTAGACAACATTTAAAAGATTGTCATGACTTTGTTGATTGGTTTATTGCAGAAGCAAAAGCCAGAGACGCAGAGACATGTATCTTTTTGGGCGACTGGCACCACCATAGAGCAAGTATAAACATTGCTACAATGAATGCTACAATTAAAGACCTTAAAAAATTAAATGACAATTTTGAAAAAGTCTATTTTATTACTGGCAACCATGATTTATATTACAGAGAAAAACGTGACTTAAACAGTATTGAATTTGCTAGAGATTTACCAAACTTTATAATGATCGACGAGCATTTCTGTGAGGACGGTGTTGCAATTATACCATGGTTAGTTGGCGATGAGCACAAACAACTAAACAAACTAGATTGCAAATACATGTTTGGACATTTCGAGTTACCGTACTTTAAAATGAATGCAATGGTAGAAATGCCAGATCATGGTGGTATTACTGCAAACGATTTAAGTAACCCCGAATATGTGTTTAGTGGTCACTTTCATAAACGTCAATACAAAAACAATATACATTATATAGGCAATGCTTTCCCACATAACTATGCAGATGCTGGTGACAATGAACGTGGTGCCATGTTTTTAGATTGGGGTGGCGAACCTGTATATGTAAATTGGCAAGAATGTCCAAAGTATGTCATGACAGGTCTTAAAGAGTTACTTGATAAAGCAGATGATATACTTGATGCTCAAACACATGCTAGAGTAAAACTTGATATTGGTATTAGTTACGAAGAAGCAAACTTTATTAGAGAAACATTTGCAGAAAAATACGGAGTAAGAGAACTACAACTTTTACCTGTTAAGGAAGAAGAAGAAATTTTTGACGGTGTTGATATACAGTTTGAAAGTGTAGATCAAATTGTTATACAACAATTAGAAACAATCGAAAGCAACTTAGTTGATACCCAAAAACTTATTACTATTTACAGAGAGTTAGAAGTATAATGCTTACTATAAAAAATGTAAGTGCGAAGAACTTTATGAGTATTGGTAACAATACTCAAGCAGTAAACTTTGACACAGAATCACTAACATTGGTTTTAGGTCACAATCTAGATCTGGGTGGTGACGGTAGCAGAAATGGTACTGGTAAAACCACTATTATCAATGCACTCAGTTATGCATTATATGGTGATGCACTAACAAACATTCGTAAAGATAATCTCATAAACAAAACAAACGGCAAAGGTATGATTGTTACTGTTGATTTTGAAATCAACGGCACCGAGTACAGAATTGAAAGAGGTCGTAGACCAAATGTATTAAAGTTTTTTGTGAATGGATCTGAGGCGGCCGATGATGAACAACAGGGTGATAGCAGAGAAACACAAAAAGACATTGAAAAAATAATTGGTTTCCCTCATAATATGTTTAAGCATTTAATTGCACTAAACACATATACCGAACCTTTCCTCAGCATGAAAACAAATGATCAACGTGATATGATTGAGCAGTTGCTAGGAATTACTGAAATTAGTTCAAAAGCAGAAATACTAAAAGAAAAATTAAAGGAAACTCGAGATAGAATTAAAGAAGAAGAGTTGCGAATACAAGCAGTAAACAATGCTAACGAACGTATTGAAAAAAATATAAAGGACATTGAATTACGTGGTAGAGCATGGGCTAAGAACAAAGAAGACAAGGTTCAACAATTACAAACTAGTCTAGATGCATTACAACAAACTGATATTGATGCAGAATTAGAAAACCATAGACAAGCAACAGAAATAAATCAAAAATATACACAAATACAGAGTGTACAAAATGAGGTTAAACAACTTACAACTAGTTTAAAACGCAATGAAGGTAACATTGCAACACTTGTTAAAAATATTAAACTTGCTAAAGAAGGTATATGTCCTGCGTGTGAACAAAGTACAGCACATTTAGATACGCACGAAGAATACACAACGGATTTAGAAACTAAACTAGCAGAAGAAAACTCTTACAGCGAAGAGCTACAAACTAAATTATCAACATGTGAAAAGCAATTGATTGACTTAGGCAAGTTACCAGAAACACCAATTACATTTTATAACAACATGGAAGATGCATTACAACACATGCATAACGTTGAGACAATAAAATCTCAAATAGATGAAAAAATTAAAGAACAAAACCCATACACTGAACAAGTTGAACAACTAAAAGAAAATGGTATGGAAGAAATTAGTTACGACTTAATAAACGAACAAACTTATTTAAAAGAACACCAAGAATTTTTACACAAATTGTTGACCAGTAAAGATAGTTTTATTCGTAAGAAAATTATTGATCAGAACTTGCAGTATCTAAACTATAGACTAGGACACTATTTAGACAAACTAGGCTTACCACATGATGTTAAGTTTAGCAGTGATCTGAGTGTAGAGATTACAGAGTATGGCAGAGATTTAGACTTTGATAATTTAAGCAGAGGTGAACGTAACAGACTTATATTAGGTATGAGTTGGGCGTTCAGAGATATCTACGAAAGCCTAAATAGACCAATGAATTTGATGTGTATAGATGAACTGGTAGACAGTGGCATGGATACCACTGGTGTTGAAAATGCATTGGCAGTTCTTAAGAAGATGGGTCGAGAAGCAAATAAGAACGTCTTCCTTATATCACATAAGGAAGAACTGCAAGGTCGTGTAAATAACGTCTTGTATGTAATCAAAGAAGGAGGATTCACTAGTTATAGCAATGACATTGAAATCCTCGAAGAGACTTAATGAGTGCATGGTACTATAAAGGACAAGTAGTAGACGAATTACCCGAAGGTTGTGAAGCCATTGTTTATCTTATAACTAATAATACAAATGGTAAGAAATATGTTGGTAAAAAATTAGCAAAGTTCAAAACAACTAAACCTCCCTTAAAAGGAAAAAAGAATAAACGTAGAGGCACTAAAGAAAGTGACTGGCGTACTTATTGGGGTAGTTCAGATAATTTAAAAGAAGACGTAGAAACACTTGGGGAAGATAAATTTACCAGAGAAATTTTATACTTTTGTCCTAGCAGAGGAGTTGCTAGTTACATAGAGGCAAGAGAACAGTTCGAAAGAAAGGTTTTAGAATCAGACGATTATTACAATGGAATTATCAATGTTCGAATAGGCGGTTCAAAAATCTTGCGAGAATCTCTTAAAGAGTTATAAGTATCAGTCAAGGCACATTACAGACACCCAGTCAGACTAACATAGGCACACACATAGGTCCATACACCACCCCATCGAGGCACATAATATCGATTTCCTTGACAATCCGTTAAACACGGTGCGAGATTCTGGAATGTATGGCGTAAATGAGATACATACACACGACAACAGTATTAGATGATGCAGGCAATGAGAAAAAGCAACCTGCAAATTTGTATAACTGAACTCTACAAGGTTATACAGGTTTCCGTAAGTGCGAAAGCAGTGACGGTAGTGTAGGGGAGACAAGGCTTACCACTTCCCGTTTAAACACCCGAGTTAGAGATGGCGATGCTCATCATGATGACATCATTTTATTCACCCGGCAACGGGTGAATTATGGCTTAACTTTCATGATAACCTTTAATAATAAAAATTCTTCTAACAAAAACTGATATGAACGAAGTGAATGAAGTTTGCAGTTGGAAAGATACGAAGTATCTATTAGAAAGACTGTAAATAAGTTATAGTGTCTGAATAACTTTTTCTTAAGTTTAAACTGAATAATTTAGTTAGTTCATTTATATTACTATGATCACAACCATGTTTTTTAGTAACATCTAAAATCATTATTTGTTGAGGGTTTATATATTTGTTATGTGAGGGATCTTCATGAGTTATGTATACAGGAAAATCATTTAGATTAAACAACACATTACATTTTCTAGTAAATGGGTTTCTCCAACCTGTTAAAAAATCTTCATGAAGTTGTACTATTTGATTAGGATTTACATTTTCAAATCCTGCACTATGTTCGGGTAATACTTCTATAGGACTTACTGCAAGTTTTATTTTATCTGCACAATTTAAATCTTTAACCATTAAAATATCTTGCGTCATGTCAGGCGTGTCTGCTCTATGCATAAAATACTTTTTATCATCTGGTATAGTAGTAGATATTTCTTCTTCTAAAGACAATAACAAATCTACATCATAATCAAAATTTAATACAGTACTAAACATTAAACAACTCCTTTGTTTTATCGTAATTAAGTTTTGTATTAAGTGTTAAAAATTTGTAATCATAATCATGTCCATTTGTAGAGCCATGCATTTTTTGTGTGTTTATTAAAAACATCTCGCCAGGTGCAAATGTGTGTTTTTCAGATTCACCGTTATTGCTGTGAAAAATTACAGCATCGGATTCTGACACATTTATTAGTAAATTAGATTTTCTTATGTGATCAGTGTGTGGATCAAGTGTGCTGTTTGCTGGTATAGTTTCTGCTCCAATAAGATAATCGTCGTCTAGATTAAATTCTTCGACAAATTCTTGTGGTAATATATCCTTTAATCTACCAACAGGAAAAACACACTGAACTATGTTATTATATTCAAATTCCCAACGTCCGTGACCTTGTAATTGCTGTAGGTTAGTAAAAATATCCTTGTACATTTGCATATATTTATGGTAAAAATTGCCACTTTTCTTGGTAAAATGGTTGACTTTTCACACTATTTTAGTATAATAGTATGTATTGTTAGGAGTAACAGAAACATGAAAATAACGGTATTACAAGAAGTAACAGATTGGCCTTATAAGGGTGTGTATCACGTGAATGGCTCTAACGAGTTAGTGGCATATCAAGCCAGTTTAAAGGCACCAGAAAAGGTGTTTAAGAACCCAATTAAGCAATTTTCTAAATCTCATAGAAAGTTTGAAACTATTAGACAGTATGAGATAGAAAACAATGACCCTAATGTAATTGAGGTCATTGGATCAAATGGCAATGTTTACACTATCAGAGATGGTAAGTGTAGTTGCCCAGGTTACACATACAGAGGAAACTGTAAACATGTTAAATAAAATTGTAAAAAATGTTTTGAATTTTGGCGTAATTATTGCAATAGGTATTGTACTTACATCTTGTGCTAGTGGAGGAGGTAGTGCCGGTGTTGCCATTGAACCTTCTTACACACCACCCCCAACAACAACCACTAACCCAGATGATAAAAGACATCAGTTTGAATCATTTTCTGATACATTTACACAATCAGCAAGTTCACTAGGTTACAACAAAGTAACTTATCAAGTAGGTGAGTTTAACGATACACAATGGGTAAATGGAAAATATACTGTAGAAGATTTTTCATTTTTACAAGTTGTTATAGATGGTAATCATCCTGGTAAAGATTTAAACAATCCTGACAGTGATGAGTATTCTGCAGGTGGTAATTGGATGACCAATGCCAGTTTAGTGATTGAAAATGATGTCAATCAAGATGGTAATAGTGACTTTATTATTTACATGCAAACATTTGGTGACAGGAACACATTACCAGGTATGAGAATGTTGCAATTTGTAAATGATGGCAATGGACATTTTCAATTAGATTGTAGTGTTTTTGAAAACAATGTTTGTCCTATTGTGTTTGGCCAAGGTTCTACTATGAACAATATGGGTTGGTACAACAACGAAGATGCTCCTGTACAAGAATATAACACAGGTGTTGCACATCAATATGATTTAAATGGTGATGGTAACAAAGACATTTTTAACGTCAGTCAGTTATGGCTAACAGACAATGGTAAATTTGTTGACGCACACAATAATCTACCTGACTTTATGTTTGAAAACATAAATGCTGACGGAGTTGATGTTGGTATTTTTGTACACGACCATGCAGTAGGTGACTTAAATGGTGATGGTTTCAATGATATATTCATGCCTAATACTACACCTGTAAGCACACACAATAACGGCTACAAGTTTTTTATGCTAAACGATGGCACAGGTAACTTTAAAGATGTTAGTTTTAAAGTAGGGCACTCAGCCTACTTTGCTACATCTACAACTATTGCAGATTTTGACAATGATGGTTTTGGCGATATTGCATTAGGTTGGAGTGCTTCTGCTTATAGAGACTTAGGTGGTGATAGTGTTGGTGGCATATATTGGGGTAATACCGATATGGATTATACCAGAGACTATACAGCATTACCTCCTGGATATTATGAGAATAACATTGCATACGATATGCAAGTAATAGACTCGAACAATGACGGACTATTAGATATTCTTATTGCTAACACAAATGCCGATCCTTATTATCAAGGTCATGTTTTACAATTGATAATCAATAATGGAAATAGAGATTTTAGTCAATATTCTTTTCTAGACGACGGTGCTACTGACAGCGATTTAGGTGCAGGACATATTTACGTCTTGGACTTTGACCACGATGGCGACATGGATATTTTTGTAGGCCCTGGACAAGACTCTTATGTACTTTACAATAACGATGGCGACTGGAGTTGTAAAAATTGTGAATTTGCCAGACCTGATAATGGTGCAGTAATGAGTTTGTTATTTCCTGTAGAAGTTGATGGCATGTATGAGTACGACTTTATTGGCATTGATATTATGAACATGAGTGATACACAGACTGTGAGTAACTTTTACATTAGTTTAGATCCTCCAGCACAATTACAAGAAATGCGTAATGAACTGTTTGACAAATCCATAGATTATGCAAAGGCAGTTTTTAATAACAAAACCATGTTTCATAATATTAAAAATACTTCATTGTCAAATAGTGTATTTTATGTAGACAACACACATAACAGTATTGCAGGTTATTCACATAACTTTGACAACTTTGGTATTACACTTGGTCAAACAAATGAAGGCGGATTGTTTTATGTAGATAGACAGCACGGTACATACCATTATGGTATTGGTTACTTTACTAACAGCATTGATGCACTCAGTTTTGGTAATTGGTATGGCACTGGTTCTGCTGTATTAGATTTTAACACATTTAATGCGTATGCAGAAAAGTTTTTACCTTTGTCAACAAATATATTTGTAACTTCAGGTGTAGCATTATATCAGACAGACGTAGCAGGTTTTGTAGAAGAGAACAGTCAATACAATATTACTGTACAAGATTTTACCATGAATGATTTAGAGATGTACACAGACATTACTGCTGTTTTACCTTCTCAATACGGTACTACTTTGCTTAGTGCAGGAGTAAGTTCTCATTACAGTTTAGGTACAACTGAGATTACTTGGGATGGTGGCTTGGTATCTAAATTCAAGCAAGACGATCAAGTTGCTAGAGCAACAATCAGTCATACTTATAAAATGTTTTATGCTAAAGCAACGTTTAGCTCTGTGGATAGCGATACATTTGAAGTAGGATTTAACTTACAGTTTTAACCCATCCAATCACCGCTTTTATCACCACTCTTGGCTTTGTTATATTTGTTAAGGGTGGTTATAAGAGTATCTCGTTCAACAGGACTGAGGTGCCATGCTTCTGAATAAGACACGGCGCCTTCACTGTATATAGCCAGCTCTGCTACTGTTTTGATAATCTTCTTCTGTTCTGCGTCGAGTTGACCTAAGTAGCCTGTAATTGCCTCAGGCTCTGCTGTGCCTAGGAACCCGTGAAAAAATTTACAGGATCAAAGTTGATGGGTGCCATAAACTCTTCTCCACATTCTTCGTTGCTACATGTAACGGCAATATCTTGTTTAACACCTTTGGTGTTTATGCCATTTACTAGTTCTTCGATTTCTTTACCAGTACGATTATCTGTGTTTTCTAAAAACTCTCTGATAGTTGCTTTGTCTTTAACACTAACATTCTCACCATCTTCGTTTGCATACGTTATTGATGATATGCTTTCAATTAAAAGTTCAAAATTAAGATCTGCAAGTGTTACAAAACTTTCGTTAAATGCTTTTAATCTTTCCATATCGTCTTTCATTTCTGAAATACTTTGCATACTTCTTGTACTTTGGAAACTGGCAACACCAGCCTTAATAGTACTACTATAGTCAAACGGTAATGCTTTTATTTGCAATCCATTTGATAATGTAATAGAATATTCTTCGTTGAGTTCTTCCATTGTGAGTAAAGATTGTTCAACACTAACTGTAAGATCAGTTGTGGTCTCACATTTAGGGCATTTAGCCGCAACATCTACGTCATCTCCGGAACTTGCTCCTCTGATAGCAATTAGTAATGCGTCTACGTCAGCACTATAAAGTTTTTTAGGTTTCTTTATTTGCGGTACGCAACTTTTTATTAAACTAGATACTGCTTCACCATTTAAAAGTGCATCAGGGTTTTTCAGCAATAATTCATCCTTTGTTGTCATAGGGTAAATTGCCAATTCCTCGTTTACAGCATCTGCATCGATTATTCCTTCATCATAAAACTGACCACCACTTGGTAATTTTGTGTATAATTTAGGTGCCCTAAAATAGGCACTTAAAGGATTCTGTGTATTTTTGCTCATTAAAACTCCTGTTTATATTTTATGATAAATACAATTAAATTAGTTATATCATTTATGATTTAACAGTTTACTTATTTATCTGAGTTAAAACTAGTTATAAAGGATTTTTCGAACTGAAATGATTGAATTTCAAATAGACGGACAAAATTATCGCTTTCCAGATTGGGTAACAGAGTCCACTGGCTTGCAAATGAGAGATTTGCTTAAAGAATTAGCAAAGAAAGCCGGTGTCGATGATAAAAACTTAAATGCTATATTAAAAGCACAACAAGAAGCAGTCCAAGAATTAGCAGATGGAAACAAAGATGGTAAGAAAACTGTTGATGACCAAAAGAAACGTGACGAAAAATTAGTAAGAAAAATTGACGACATGGTTGACGGCCTTGACGAAGTTAGAGCCGCAACAGAAAAAATAGAACTAGAAGTACCTAAATCTTTCAGAGATAAATTAGCAGACAGTTTAGAAGCAGACGGAGAAGTAATTCTCGGCTCTCTTGGCGGCGTAGCAGAAAAACTTGTTAAAGTAGGCGGAGTAATGGGCGGTGCCTTATTGGGTGGCGCAGGTTATGTCGGTAGCAAACTAATGGAAGCCGGTGATACTGTAAACGGTTTAGTTAAA